CTGGAGTTTCTGTGCTGACGGCGTGTTTAATGTCACTTGTGTATGGGCCGGTGGAATTAGCCAAAAGCGAGCTGCCTGCTGCATTTGTGGATTCTCCCGAATTCATATCGCCCTTTGGGCCGTCTTGTAGTGCAATGTCAGACATGATTCTGACTGGCGGATAGTAGTGTGTTAATAAAATGTGTAAAATATAACTGTCTTATCTTCGCACTGAATAAACTACGATGTATGCGTGTGTGTGTAAATATGCGCGTGGTGTGTGTGCGTGTACTGTGTAAGTGTACGTGTGCCAAACTAATTGCTGAGAGAAGCTTATCTAGCAATCTCTCCTGAGGGGGTCACCATATGGCAGAGCGTTCGTCTCCCTCGTCAAATAAATTTTGTTTTTCGTAGTTTTCCCCTAGGTGGGGCACCCTAGAGAGGTAATTGTAGCTTATCAACCTCCTGTTGATAGCTTGTTGAAATTGATACCCCCATCCTCTCTAGCTGAGGGAGTATTATAGATGCGTATTTACTATATACGTCTTCTCCATGCATGGCCAAATCCGTCAATCCAGATCCAACGGTTTCAATAAATTCAGGGCCTACCGAGCCTGTTGGGAACACCATCTTACCATCATGCATCAATTTGTCATCCACCATGTATCCATTAGCCTTCCTCATCCACAACATAGATTTAAGAATTGATGGAATTTCAAGAGCTCCAACAACCCAATGTCCATGATGAACAAAGCGGCGTTTTAGAAACGTGAGGTCGTCAATATGATCATATGGCTTAATATCTCCAGTCTTAAGAGCATCCATAACATTGAATCCCAAGGTGGCTGCCTCTTGCATAAAAGTATTTCTGTTAAACCACCACAACTCAGCTGCATCGACAGTACATACTAGATCATCGCCATAAACCGCAAGTGCAACTTTCTGCCTAAAATCTGCATATGAATAGCATGATCTACTTGCACGGAGTGCCAATCTTCTCCATATGATAAAACACAAAGCCCAGTTAATAACTGAATTTTCTGGGGCAGTACCTGGCTGACCTGATACTTGCCCTCCTGCCAATTCAATAATGTCGCTCTCTGCGATAACGACTGGTTTGTTCAGGGGCATGTGTAGGGAAGTTCGAGTAACATCATCTTGTGGTTTATGATTTCTGTCGAGTGCTCGAAAAATAGGATTCCAGAAGTGCTCAGGCATTTCCTCTTGCCATATGGGGTTGATATTTGCATCCCAATCTTTGCAATCAGTATCAAATCCATAAACTCCAACTTTGGCAAGCGAATGATAGAGCCCATCCCAGTCCATTCC